TAATAGCCCTGTTGATTCCCTTGCTGTCAAAGGTACTGACTATGTTTACGCCAACTGCCATAGAATTATCCGTTCAATCGTTTTTTGCACTTCACCATCAATCTTACGAATCGAAACCTCAACAGCCTTTTCGACTAGTGGCAAGTGTTTTTCGGTTGCTGGATACATTACACGAGAACGATATTTGCCACTCCGTGATTTAACTTTCAAATGCTTATCCAGATTGGCTACAAACTTTTGTCCTGCCGAAGCACCGGAACCACGACCACCGCCAGTAACGGAACCAGCAGTGTCATAAACCTGACCGCCAGCATCAGACTGTTGCAAACGAATCAGACCGTGCTGACCTATTCCTGTTGGCTTTTTAGTCGAAACAGCCACACGAACTTTGCTCTTTGCTGCAGCACCATTGTATTCAGGCAATCGGGCTTTTCCTTTGCGGCCACCAGAAGTGTGCCAGTTCATTAGAGGTTCATCAGGGAACTCTCGACCTACAGCATCGGCTGCAGGCTTGGCAGATAGTTTCAAATCCTTTTCGATAGTTACATATGCTTGACGCTCATATTTGCGTAACTCTGCGAGCGTTTCACGCACGCCATAGACTTCAACTTTCATGCTCATAGTGTGCAGATACTACTACCGTCTGCGGTTAGCACGCTCAGCCTTTTTGGTTAAGTAATCGAGCATGGCTTGAAGCATTACATCTCCCTCAGCAAGTAAGGCTGATGGTGCAATCCCTGTTTCACACGCAAGGAAGGCGACAATCCAGTGTGCGGAATCGTCACCTAGTCGGCTTTTGGGGCTTCGACTTCCTCACGGATTTCAACAGTTGTGACCGTGTTAATCCAATCAGGGTCAAACTTCAAATTTGTTTTGCGTGTGCGGGTTTCGCTATGCCAAGCAAGCCAAGCCAAGTCTGTCAAACGAATCTCTGTCTCGAATCGTGCAACAGATCGTTGCCAAGTTCTTTCAAACGCAACAAAGTCAGCGAATACCGCATCTGCATCAGATTTCGTACCGTCATTAAACTCAACTGTCAAAGCAATTTTCATTGCAGTCTCCTTCTAGTTGTTTATGTTAATTATGCGACTGTCTTAACCAGCGTTCCACCAGTAAAGGTCAGCGAGGTCATACCGACTTCACCAACACCACCAGAGATAGGTGTGTGGCTTGCGAGGTATGCGCCCGTGATCGTATATGTAGGGTTTGTTGTTGAAGGTGTGCCAGCAGACTTAACAGGCTCAAAAGTCAAAGTGGTTTGTGTTCCTACTAACGGGAAAATTGTTGCTTCAACATTCGCTGCAGCAAAGTCCTGCATCAGTTCAACTGTGCAAGTGTTGTTCTGCAAACCGCCAACGAACGAACGGTTGCCACCAAATGCTGTTACTTCAACTGACTCGATTTCGTAATTGACTTCAACAGAGTTTGACCTGTCTGACAATTCCGTGCCGTTGATTGTGATTCCAACATCTTTAAGAACGATTTGAGCCATGATTATTTATCCTGTTCGCTTGTAACTGACTTTGAAACTTTTGCATTGACTTCTGCGAGGTGTCCTGCTTCGATCAACGCCTCAATGTTACACCCAACGAGCGCATCGCTGTCCACTGTCTTGCCTTTTTCTCCAAGAGCAAACCTGTCGCTTAACACTTTGTAACTTGCCATGTGTTTTTCCTATCCGTGAACTTCAACTTGTAATTGGATAACCAAGAACTGTGCGCCATTAGCGTCAAGACTTGTTATGTCAGCACCTGAGCGTACTATCAAAGTTGAACATACACCACCAAGCGTTTGATCTGCTTCTATTGCGGCACGGATACTCTTTGCACCGGAATAGGAAAGATAGTCATCGAGTGCGGCGTGTGCGGTTCGATCTAGCCAGCGACCAACAATCACATAAATAGTCCAGTTCATAACCACATCGCCACCTGAGAACGCTCTGTGATAATCAACACTGTTGATCTCTGGGTAGGCAAAAGGCGGGTTCTCTTGCTCAGGCTGATACGAGAAGGTGCGCAGGCCTGAGATCGTTGCAAGCCTCGTCTGAAGCCCTGTGGCTACTTGCGAGATTGTTGCAGGCATCAGATTACGCCAAACACGACATACTGGTTGAGAAGGTCACGCACATCTGGATCGACAGCCCGAACTTGTAGAGCCATATCAGCGAATCCGACAACGCCTAGTGCGGCGTTTAGACGGGCGAATTGTCGCATGGCGAGAAGTACGCAGGCCTGAGAAACATCAGCAGGAACAGCGTTCCAACCCCAGAACCCAGTCACCTGACAAGTAGGGAATGAAGGAATAGTGAACAACGGGAATGTTGCACCGCCAACCATACGGGCGTGAACATATGGATATCCACGAAGGGAAGCATCTGTTGGTTCAAGTATGTAATCAACACCTTGCGTAAGCGTGGTTGCATATGTGCCATTTGCAGCAGTATCAATCTTGATAGTCACCGTGCTATTTGCTAAATCCTCTGGCATACGCAACAGGTACTCGTTAATTGGATAGATGTTAATTGCGGTTGATGCAGTCTTGTAAAAGAACCTGCCGCAGTAACCATCAATGCGCCTAGACGCAGACTCAATCGCCTTCTCTAATAGCCCGTCATCCACATTGTCTGTAAGGCGCAGAGCAGACTTAACATCTTGCAGGGTGCAATAACCATTAACGATTGCCATGAGTTATGCCTTGCGCTTTTTCGCTGCCTTTACAACAGCACGCTCTGTTACAGGCTCAACTGATGCCGTTTCGATCTCATCTGTCATATATTTATGATCAAAGTCAAGTTCACGCAACGCCGCATCTACCGCTTTCACACGGTCTTTCAATCCTCTGCGTATATATCCTTCACGCTCGACTAGTAGTGCTTCAATTTGTTTTTTCATATCGCAAATCATACACGGTATAAAAAGAAAGACTGCCAACACCGTTCAAGATGCTGGCAGTCTTTCGGCTCTAATCCGAAATGAAGTTATCGGCTTTAGAAGGTTGGTGTTACCAATCCAGTTCCACCCACGAGGGCGAAAGCGTTTGGATAACGGTTTGCGGTGAATGCACTGTAGCCATAAACGATCATCTGAACATCAAGTTCAGCACCCTTTGGCTGCTCGAAGCGCAACATCATTGGCGAGCCATCACCCTGTTCCCAGAGGTGTGCTTCTTGCGTGTTACCAATGATGATGACATCTTCGTTTGTTCCTGCACCGTTAGTCGTGATGACATTGGCATCGGTGATAACAGGCAAGCCTGCAATCGTGTAGCCAGAGTTGCCATAAACAACTGAACCCTGTCCAACCGAAACAGCGTTGAACGCACCGTTGCCTGCTGGAACTGCCAATGGGCGGTTGCTGTTGTCAAGTGCTGCAAGAATCCAAGCCAAACGGCGTGGGTGCATCAGGATGAAGTTTGGTCCACCGAAGTAGTTGGTCTGGATTCGCTGTACGGCATCCAACAGTTTTGGATACAGTTCTGCAACAGTTGGGGATGCGTCAGTGTAGGTGACAACCTGCGAGATCACATTGGTTAGTGATGTTGCGCTGGTGGTTACAAACAATGAATCAAGGTTGGTGTTGTATGCAGAAACGAGGTCTGCCATTACCAGCGAGTCAATTCCGGTGCCACGCTCAAGAGCCTGACGGGAAACATTCTGCTGACCTGCAACGGTGACAACCGAAACATCAAGTTTGGTGTCATCCATGTTGGTTTCCTGAACTGCTGCACCTTCAGTTTGCACTGCGGTTGCAGAACCAGTCGTGACCTTGCTGATGCTGATGGTCAAACCTGATGCTGGAAGTTCATGCTTGCGAGCAACATCCAAGAACGGGCGTCCTGCACGAGCGAATGGTGCTGCTAAGTCGGTAAGGAATTGTGGAACAACCAAACCAGCGAAGTTTGCGCTGGTCACATCACGGCGTTCAATCTTTTCCTCGTTCATGTGACGGGCAAGGCGCTCTTTCGCAGAGAAGTCGTTGTTGAACTGTGCGGCATATGCGTCAGCAACAAACGAAACTTCTGACTTTGGTGAGTAGGTGCGAGCCTCAGACTTAACTACTGCTGGTGCTGCAACTGAATCAAACTTCTTTTCCTTGCGGAGTTCTGCAGCCTCGGCTGAACGCTTTTCGAGTTCGCTGTGGGTTGCAATTTGCTCGTCAAGTGAACGAACTTCGTCAAGGGATGCGGCAATTTCTGCATCCTGTTCTGCGGTTAGTTCACGGGCTTCTGCTTGTGCGGCTTCTACAATGGCTTCAGCCTTTGCGAGTGCAGCATCACGCTTTTCAATAAGTGATTTGCTAAATGACATAAATGACCTCCAAGATCATCTGATTTGAATATGTGTTTTCCTTTCAGTGTTAGGAGGTCAGTGACTTATTCAGTCGGCTGTCTAACGGCTGCGAAGTTTCTGCAAAGCAACCTGATTTTTTCTCAGGCTCAAAGTAGAAACTGGTGTAACAGTAACAGCCTCGATGCGGTTGCGCAACTCTGCCACCGTCTGCTCATAGGCAGGGAAGGTCACAACGCTTACATCGAACAGTTGCACCTCACGAAGTTCACGAACTGATCGATCATTATTCCAGTTGTCTTTGATAGTTCGGAAAGCAAAACTCATCTGCGACAAATCGCCACGCTTCATAGCCGACATGATTCTTGCCGCATCAGGATTCATTGGGTCAAGTTCTGCCTCGACACGCAAACCACGCTCATCTTCCTCTAGTGCAAGAGTTCCAGACTTTGAACGGGCAAGTGGTACACCTTCGTGATCAATTAGCAAACGAACATCTGCGCCATCGTTAAGTGTTTTGCTAAATGCTCCACGCTTTACAAACTCGGTGAAACCCATATATTCAGAAGGTGAATCCCAGACCGCCGCATAGCCAACTAATGTTTTGCCTTCGTTCTCCGAGCGAACTTCCAGATTTGAATACGCAATACTGCGTTTCTCATCGACTTCAGTTGCTATCCACTGCACAAGTTCACTCATAACTTTTCACCTTACTATTCGGAATCTAATTTTTCAACAATACGGTTTGCGTATTCTTGCGCTCTGCGTGCTGAAGCCTTACTTGCACCACCACCCCATAGCAACATCGCTACAAGTCCTGCGGTTATCTCGTCACCCTGTACCGCATCAAGATCAACAGTATGTCGAGCAATCCACGGCCCAATCTTGCGCCACTTCGCTTCCGTTACCTCACCTGCAGCCATTCTCCGTGCATCCTCAACCGTCTGCGGCGTTAGACCATCGC